GGTAGCACTGGAAATGCCACCATGGATCTCATGCAAAACTCTTGCATCGCAGCCATCTCTTGGATGTTACCACGAACCATTTCAGATTTAAAGAACTCGTTCATACTAACATCAATTTAGCTCGACTGGTTTTCTTAATATAATTAAGTTTCTGTGCATCATACTTAAGTTTTTCCTTAAGTGGTTTGCTAATCAGTTTAGGAACTGATTCAATTTCAATGTCATTAGACTCACAGTAATGTACAATAGCATCAATGTAATTCATCGAATTTTCGTATGCAATTTTCTCAACATCCTGCGAGAATTTCGCAGCGGTCATAAATTTATCCTCCAGATTTTTTGGCATTTTTACTCCGATACTCTTCGATGTACTCTTGAAGTGAAAGAAAATATTCTTTCTTGGGTGGAACGACACTTACCTGAACGTCTCCGTTCTCACAAGAGACGATCGTTACTAATTGTTTGACAGACAAGTCGTAACGTTCTTGAAGCATACATGCATATGCAGTTTCTTGAACGTAATAATCGTACAGATACTTCTCGTCTTTTTCTTTTGCGGAGGTTTTAAAATCAATGATAGACAACACTCCGTCGTATTCCGCAATGCAGTCAACTCGTCCTGCAATTTGTAAATAATCGGAATACAGTGCCGCTTCCTGTAGGTATATATTATTTATACGCTCAAGAATATGCCTAGAAGAGTTAAACATGATCCAAGGCAAAGGTTGGTCTTTATACTTTGTGGTATCTAACTCATTGTTAATGTAATCTTCAACGAGCTTGTGATATCTAGTACCACGACCAGCAGCACGGTTAGAGACTGCTTGTGCTTTCTCTTTACCAATCCTTGCTTTCCACTTAGCAAGACTTGCTTGCTTTTTAGAGTTGTTACTGATCACAGTGGTAGCAGAGGGATACTTTCCACCGCTAGGAGTGACATAGTATCTCTTCCCATCGATTGTAACTGTGTTCATCTCAATGGGTTCTAACCCAACATGATCAAATATATGCATTAGAATCCGAGGTTAAGTTTAGCAATCAGATAGTTCTTAACAAGTCCAGAACGAACAATGTCATCGATACCATAATCAATCATAGCAAAGTCATCAGTCATGCTTGCAATAATTTTTTGGAAGTCAAGGATGCCTGTCTTCTCATTGATCTTCTGTAAGTCAGACTGATTAGCATCACCACAGAACATGATCTTAGTATCTTCACCGACACGAGTCATGATTGAATCAAGTTCATGGAAGTTAAGGTTTTGACATTCATCAACAATGACAATTGCTTTGTCAAGTGTAGAACCACGAAGGAAAGATGTGCTCCAGAAACTAACAGTTTCCTGACTTTTTAGTCCTTCATAAAGCATGTCAAATGCCGCATCATCAGGCATCTCAAACATGTACTTAACCATATTTTTATATGGAATTTGATAAAGCGATGCTTTATCTTCGTGGGTTCCTGGTAGGAAACCAATTTCTCTAGTAGCAACTAGCGATCGTACAATATAAATTTTTTCATAAGGAGAATCCTCGTTGAGGACATCCCTAAGTGCGAGATACAAAGCAACGAAAGTCTTACCCGTTCCAGCACAACCAGAAGCATAAATGTTCTTACCAGAACTATACTCCTTAAACATAACCTCTTGGTTTTCTGTAAGAGGTTCAATATTAAGAAGGTAGTTGCTATTGATAGGTTTTCTACGCTTCATCTGCTTTGCAGACATCCCATTAATATCTGGGGTTAGTTTCTTTCTAGATCTTGGCATAAGTTTTCTCTAATTTACCATTGAACATTTGAACCAGGCAGTTTGGATGCTGAGGTCATAATCTCAGACCAACCAGGATGAGTCTTGCCCATCTTGTTTCTCCAATCACCTGTCTCACCGACGCCAGCAACACCAGCGGACCAGTCTATATCCCAATCGGGATTGTCTTTCTTCCACTGTACATACTCAGCGACAGTCATACTTAATTGCTGAGTTTCCCCAGTCTCTTTGTGTTTAACAGGATATGTAGGCATTAATTCCACTCCAATGCTTCGGCAACTGTAGGAAATTGCTCGCAAAAAATCTCTTTACATGCAAGAGCAATGTCCATGTGTTCTTTTTGTGTACCATTTGCAGAACGCAAATCGATATAATGAATCCATGACCTCACAGAACCTGTCATGTAGAGTCTGGTTGGCGTGGCGAGGGGAAGCACAAAACGGGCACACTCTTTTGCAATTGATGCATTAAGCATGTCCTGATATAGTTTCATTCCCTCTTCAAAATGTCGTTTGATCTTGATCTCGAATTCCTGACGGGTAAAGGGATCAATGTCATCGATGGAGTTCTGTCTGTTCTTAGTGTCTTGGCGACGTAGATCAGGGACAGGGATAACATCCCCAAGTAGAGAGCTGTCAGCATAGCGTTGTGAAAATTCTTGATATGTAAATGAACGGTGACGCAAACATTGAGCTGCAAGACCCCGTGTTGTATTTATCTCAAGCGTCATGAATGCTTGCTCAAATACACTCCAATGTTGATGCTTGACGCAATACTTAAGCAGCCCCGATACCTTCGGGTTCTCCTGGTTGTTCGGGTTGCTCACTCTCGCTACGTACCCCATCGTCTTCTCCGCTCCGGGAGTCACTGATATCAGTTTTACTTGGGATTGTTGCGTCATAACCAAAACCTTGTTGTGATTTTTCTAAATTTTTGAGAGTGGAACGTACTTGTTCTGCTTGATAAAGTTCTTTCTTAATCCTTACAAACTCATCCTCATCGTATAGATGAGGTTTGCTTACAGCATTACGCAACCACTTAATGTATTGATTTATTGATGATGGTGCTTGGGTCATACGAAATGTAATAACCCGTACATTCTAACATAAAAAAAGGAGGGTGTCAACCCTCCGTCTCCGTAATCTTTCAGTTGCTAATGCCTCTACCTACCCCCTACGAAGAAGGAGTAGTTCTCCATAAATCATACCAATAAATGCTACACAACCTAGGGACGTGAGTCCAACTACTTGTAGTGTTAGCATGGCGATTACTTGGTGTAAGTACGACCACGATAGCAGAAAGTGCCATGTGGTTCAGACATCTCAACACAACGTGTGTCATACTCTACACCACGATATGCAGCGTGAGTGATCTGTGCGTTATGAAGTGCAGCAGCTTTTTGAATCTGCTTCTTGATGAGATTAAGGGTGTTCATTGTAGGTCTCCTAAAAGAATGGGATTTTCGCCCCGTTCCTTCAGACTTGTGCGTCCCAATACCAATCACATTCTGGTGCTGATTCCTTTAGGGTCTCAACTAGTTCAACCTTAACAACGGCGTCAAGGTATCGACTTGCCTCAATCTTCAGCATGATAGCATCAGTTTGTTGGCAAGTCAGTGTGGTATACAGAAGTAATTCTGGTAGCATGGGATGAACGCTCCGTTCCGAGTCTTACTTGCGTCCCACCCTAGAGTGGGATGAACGTTGCTATAGTATAGCACAACTATTTAGGATTGTCAAATGGTATAATACGCTACCGTTTTACATAATCCATTTTGTGTTTCTTAGCCATCAAAGCGTCCACTATTATATTACATGCTATCTCAGGTTCTGATCCTCCACAAGTAAAGACATCCACTGCTGCCTCACCCTTTTCGGGCCAAGTGTGTATAGAGATGTGGCTTTCAGATAGTAAACAAATAACAGTGACACCATGTGGATCGAATTGATATGAAACAGTGTCCAATACAGTTGCCCCACATGCAATAGCAGCTGTCTCAAGTAGGTCTCGAAGAAAAAACTCGTCATCTAACATAGACGACGAGCACATGTAAAGGTTTAACAAATAATGGTGACCCATTTTAATTTCCTGACAACCAGAAAGTATCTTTTTCTCTATCATTAATGTTGCATTTCCTCACCTGCACATCATAACCATTCTCTAGCAGGAACCTACAGTCGTCCATAGCATCCTCAAGTTTTGCATAAAAGAAAACTTCAGAATACTTTTTAGTTGATACAGGCGTACCATCTTTGTTGATACGACGTAGGACTTTCTGTTTAGTAGGATCCATCAGTTTCCAATACTGAATGCAGAAAGTATTCTTTGTGCTGCTAGGTCTTTTGTAAGTCATTTGCTTTTAGGTGGATTCCACATTTTAGGACTAACACGACCCTCAGTTTGAGTCATGTTTACTAGATCATGACGATACTTATCCCAATAATCATCAAAGATGTCTACTTGTTTGGGACCAGATGCAATATCAAACTTGGTGATACCGTCTTGTAGATATTCAATTAAGTATGAAGAGTAAGGCAACGATCGATCTTGTGCAACAGTTGGGTCACAATCTTCATGGATAATTTTACTGCCCTTCCCCATCAGGAACGTCCTCCCCACTGAATGGAAGGGAACGCACCCTCTACACAAGGTCTGGTGACCTTGTAACGCTTGCTGAGACCCTTGTCCTTAATCAAGATCAGAATGGTCGCTTCCTCTTTATGGAGACCCTCTAGCATTTGGATGAAGAGGTTCTCACGCTGGGATTGCTTAAGGGATGAACTACCACCCTTGAAGAAGAGGTACAGTTTGCGATACTCTTTCTCCAGTACGGTATGTTCCGTGCCTTTAGGAGCATCGTTCTCCTCATAAGGAACTTCACCTTCAGGTAGAAGAGAGATGACACTCTCATCAAAGTTTGCAATCAGAACTGAGCGAAGAGCTGGAGTATCATGCTCTTTCAACACCCTGATCTTTTCTGCTTTTGTTTTGGCGTTGCTCACTTTTTGGAGCACTTCCGAGATAAGTAATTTCATTTTGTGAAAGGTGATAATGTACTACGAAAGAAATAATCTTCCATCAAGTCATTCAATTGATGCTTTTGGAAGTATTCAAGTGGAACTTGTTTCCCACCACTATTTAGCGACCCATATTCACTCATGATTTTATCCTCGATCTCATCGGGGACATAATCAAAGTCAATTAGAGTACGATTACGGCAGTAGTTATTAAACTGCTCCTGGTTCTGACAAAACTTCTCTGGATCTTGATCAACCCAAGCGTTTAGTTTCTTTTGACTGATCGGTTTCTGCCTCACACTGGTAACAAATGTATCATCAGCAGATAAAAAGTTTGGAATACCGTCAGATTTATCTCCTTTAATAATATGCTCTTTAATATACTGATAAGGATTGTCAGTACAGATATACTTTTTTGTTGTTGGATTGAACTGATGAACTCCAGGGTACTTCTGAAGTTGAATAAAATCTTTGTCCCCAGATAAAATTAAGACTTTACCGATGTCTTTGTTCTTACATAATGTAGAGATAACATCGTCTGCTTCTGCACCATGCACTTCCATCACTTTCCATGGAAAATACTCACGGATTTCATCACGAATGAGATTCAAAACATCAAAGATCTGACTCCAGTTATGTTTTGATTTTTCTCTGTCTTTTTTTCTATTTTGTTTATAGAATGGGAAATAATCTTTACGCCAATAATGCTTGGAGTCATACGCTAAGATCATCTCACCATACTCATCTGAATATTCTCTTTCATATTTTTTTAAACTGGTGAGGACCATATGCCGCACCAGTTTTTCATTTAGAAAGTCATGTTTCAGTTGAGTCATCAGATTACTAATCATAATCTGGTTCATATCAATAATAATCATCCTCCTCGTTTTCCTCCTGGACGAATCTTACAGAGTACAACTCCTCATTGATAACAATTCCCTCTTCATCATACATTTCTGGGTGCATAGTTGGACCATTGTTTTTTTGGATGAGGTTATAAACAACATCGTTGATATGCCATCCAGCAATGACGCCGACAACCATGAACACAACCATTAGGCATCCTGAGAAAAATAATGTGTATGATTCCATTTACTTACTCCGAGCGACGTTTGTTTAAGTCCCTCCACGAAAACTCAATGTTAATGCAGAATTGTTTTTTGCGGAGGGTGAAGAATCGACTGAAAAAGAAACCAATTTTAGGTTCTTCAACTTCTTTATCAACCCTCCTGAGCATGAGCTCTACACCTCTATTTATGGGGATTTGTGAACATTCTTTACTCATTTTTTAGATGTGACTAACCCCTTTTCTACACACCATTTTACAGTCTCAACTAAACTTCCAATAGATTTGTCATTAATAATGACATGAGGGAATCCTCTCGACTCAGGAAACTTTTCCTTGAACTCCGAAATTGTGATGTCTTTCCCCACCATATACTCGGTTACATTTTCGACGAGATGAGCACGATACATTAGTTCGTCTATCTTGACACAATACCCACAACCAGGGGTCTTGTAAATTTCTACGTGATACATTTCTTATTTGGATTTGAAAAGTGTAGTTTTATTCCATTGGTTCATCTCAACGTACGCACTACCATAACTGAATTCGCTAAAGAATACGTTCCCAGCAGCAACAATTCGATCGAAATCTTCTTGTTGAACTGGATCTATGCCGTGAGGTGTCCATGGGGTGAAGACAATAAAGTCTCCAGATTTTTGTTTTTTGGGGTAATGTTTTTTTCCATCACCATCTAAAAAATAAAAGCACTTTTGTTTTGGAGTGTGTATAAAATGCACCCAAGAAAATGCTTCTCCACCAGAATAATGGGTGTGTGGAACATGACTCTCGGTAGTTGAGTTATACATCTGAATCCAGAGTTGTGCATAGTATGTAGATCCTTCATAGATTCCATAATCTTTTAGGATCTCATCAAAAATTTTTTGATAAGTCCCTGAAGCATTATCTACAAAGTCTAAAGGGATATCACCCCTTTCATATGTAGTAAAGAATTTTTTATCTCTAGATTTATCCCCACCATTATCATCAGGATTTGCATTGGAATCAAGATGTTCATTACACTGTTGTTCAAGCAATTTAATTTCTGATGGTTTTAATTTGAGAGTTGTACTCCAGATAATATGATTAATCGCCATTAATTTTTTTCACCCAAAGAACAGTGTTCTCAAATGTTATTGATCCAAGATCCAATCCATCATAATTATAACGGTTTAGGTAGACGTTGCCAGCAATGACTGTCCTGTCTCCTGGTTCTTCAACTCTATCTACCCCATGTAATGCCCAAGAAGGAAACGCAATAACATCTCCAGACTTTTGATGTTCTGGATAATGCTTCTTTCCATATGAGTCAATAAAAAAGAAACACTTTTGGTTTGGAGTATCAAGAAAATGAACCCAAGACAAACACTCTTGACCAGCAAAATGAGAATGAATCGTATGTCCAGTTGTAGTGTGATCATACATTTGCATCCACATCACGACACCATAACCAGAAATATGATATAAACCAAGGTCCTTAGTGCAATCCGCAATAAGTTCATCATAGAAATCTAATAAAGGTTTTTCCATTGATGTACCAGTCAAACCCTCACTAGTATAGTAAGTTGTGGAAAACTCTCCTTTCTTTCTAGGAAAGGTTCTCATGTAATCCTTACATTCTTCTAGTAAAGAATCTTCAAACCTTCGAGTTGTTTTCCAAAGTATGGACATGAAAAAGGGGGGTCGTTGGACCCCCCCATTATATCACCAATAGAGCATTCCTGCAAGCATGATGAGGAAACAAATAATTGTGAAGACTAGGAGACCACCTGCTCCTATCCATAACCATGTAGGGATCTTGTCTTCGCCGTTAGGTTCGTGATGGTGGTCTCCATGGACAGTCATGACATCCAGCTCCACAGCAACCCTTAGAGAGCGTTACCACGGGGCAACACCTCCTCAGGAAATACAAAGTTCTCGTGTGGTTGATCGACTGGTGCCAACCATGCACGTAGACCTTCATTCAGAAGGATGTTCTTGGTGTAGAAGGTCTCGAATTCGGGATCTTCTGCTGCTCTAATCTCTTGACTCACAAAATCATAGGCACGAAGATTAAGAGCAAGACCAATGATACCAATGGAGGAAGTCCACAGACCCATGACAGGAACAAATAGCATAAAGAAATGCAACCACCTCTTATTGCTAAATGCAACCCCGAAGATCTGAGACCAGAAACGGTTCGCCGTAACCATACTGTAAGTCTCCTCCTCTTGCGTCGAATCAAATGCCTTGAAAGTGTTTGCTTGTTCACCATCTTGATAGAGCGTGTTCTCTACTGTAACACCATGAATGGCAGAAAGCAAGGCCCCTCCCAGGATACCTGCAACTCCCATCATGTGGAACGGATTAAGCGTCCAATTGTGGAAACCTTGTAGGAAAAGTAGGAAGCGGAAAATAGCCGCAACCCCAAACGATGGCGCAAAGAACCAGGACGACTGTCCCAGAGGA